TCTCAACATTTTATGAAAAGCCTGAGAAGACCGTTGTGTTTACTCAGGCTTTTTTTGTTTAGAGTGCTCGCTGCACACACATAGTACATAGGAACTTTTTATTTTGTAACTTTAATATTTAATAATATGACTGTAGAAGTTGTTTTATCGACCATTAAAAATGAAGTTAAGGACGCAGATAAGGCTTCCTTTTGGAAAGAGTGTTATCATGAGGATGAAGTAACTCCTCAGATGTTGAAAAATGGAAAAGACTGGTATCGTTACCATGTAAAATTTGATGGAACGAAGGCCATCCAAATAACAAAAACAGAAAAAATATCTGGCTAATTTTTAAATTTTTCTTAGTATAAACTATAGTAATTAAAAGAAAGGAGGACAATTATGTCTAAGTACAATGTTAAGAGAGAACCTGTGGTTAAGGAAACCGCAACTCATGAAGGAGGACAAGGATTTACCCAGCGTCCAGAAGCCGAACTTGTCGGTATTCTTTCAACCGGAATTCAGAACACTTTCTATGAAAAGGAATCTGAACGCGAAACTCGTCTAAAGGCGCTTGTTGACAAGCTCTCAAAGACTAATAAGCTATTCGTGGCTAAGGCCCTTGTATACGCTCGTAGCGTATTTGGTCAGAGAACCGTAACTCACCTCGGTGCTGTAGACCTTCTACCACATCTTTCAGGAGATGAGCTTGGTAAGAGATTCTTCACTAAGCGTGACCGTAAGGCAAACCGTGGAGGTATTGTTTATCGTCTTGATGACATGGCCGAAATTCTTGCTTGCTACATGGCAAAGAACAAGATTAAGGATGAAGACAAGTGGACTATGCCTAGAGCTATGAAGCTTGGATTCAAGGCTGCTATCGAAGATGCTGATACATATGAACTTGCAAAGTACCAGCTAAAGGGAAACGCAGTTAGTCTTGTTGACATAGTAAACCTTGTTCACCCTGTTCCTTCCAAGAGAAATGGAACAATTAAGGTTTCGCTTGATGAATTTAAGAAGGCCGTTGCTGGAACCAAGTTTGAAAAGGAATACGACTTTTCACAGCTAAAGGCTGATGAAACTGTTATGGAAATTCCTGCCCTTCGTGCTCTTGTTCTTGGAATTCTAAAGCAGTTCAACACTGTTGAAGATAAGAACACTGAAGCAGGACAGGAAGTGGCTGAACTTGTTAAGTCCGGTGAAGTTACTAAGGAAGAAGCTGAAAAGCTACTTGTTGAAAAGAAGACTGAAAACTACGAAGAACTTATCAAGACCAAGAAGATTGGTTACCTTGCTCTTCTTCGTAACCTTAGAAACATAATCAAGACTGATAACTCAGAACTTCTTGATAAGGCTTGTGAGCTACTTGTGAACAAGGATTTCATCCGTAAGTCACTTGTATGGCCACACCAAATAGATTTATGTAACGAAGTTCTTCAGAGCGAATTTCGTCCAACACAGTTGGGAAAAGTACTAATAGCTCTTAATACTGCGTATGAACGTTCAATTCCTAACTTAAAAGAACTTATGCCTGAACGTAAAACAGCCGTAGTATATGATTCGTCTGGATCTATGTCAACACAGATTTCTTTAGAAGAACACAAAAGAGGTATCGCTAGTGCACTTGATAAGGCAGCATTAATTGGTGCAACTTTTGCAAAAGGTTTAAACGCAGATGTTTATACATTCGCAAATTCATGCCGTATGTGTACATTTAATCCTACTGACAGTGTTAACACTATAAAGAAATCAATACTTAGTAGCGCTATGCACGGTGGAACTGTATGGGGTACTATTTTTCCTGAACTCTTAAGACAAGGAGGATATGAAAGAATTATTATCATTTCAGACGAACAATCACATGATAATGCTCTTAACTCATACAAGGAATATTGCAATAAATATGGTACTCCATATCTTTACATTGTTAATATTTGTGGATACGGGCCTACTGTTAATATTAAAGAAAATGATAAAACTTATCGTTTATTTGGATATACACAAGATATTTACATGAAAGCAACAACTGCCGAAATAAATATTGATCAAGTTATCGAACAAATTAATAAAATTGAAATTTAAAAAGAGGGGTTAATTCCCCTCTTTATTTTTGCAATTTTCGAAGTGATAATGTTTCATACCAGCAATGCCACCAATTTTATTACAATACGGGCATTGCACTTGGATTTGTTTTTTTCCTTTTTTTGTATTAGACATTTTTAATAAAGATTCTTTTTTATGATGTTTTGAAAACATAGGATTTTTTTCTCCTTTATGAGAAATATTTTTTAATTTTTGAATAGTTTCTTCTTTATAAATTTTTGTTTTGCCCTTATTCCAAGGGTCTTTTCCTTTTCTTGCATTACTTTGTTTTCTTTTAGCTTCTTCGGTGTGTTTTTTATTAAACATTCCATTTTTATTTCCTTTTCGGGATTTACTCATTTTTTCTTTAGTTTCTTCAGAAAAACATCCAACAAAACCTACGCCTCCAATTGGACTTAAATTATAGCCATTAGGATATAGTGTATTATATTCTTGAATATATTTTTCCTGCGCATTAAAAGCTTCTTCTTTAGTATTAAAAAATTCAAGTATTTCACGTTTAAAGTTTTGTAATCCATATTCATTAAGTGCATTTTGGAAATAAGGGCGTCCACTTCCTAAATAATTATCATTTAAATTATTAGTTGAGTGATCACCTATATACTGCTTTCCGTTTAACAAATTAGTTGTAATGTAAACAAAATAATACTTTTTTTCCATTAGCGCTTTTATTTATATATTCATAAGAACTTGCTCTTGAAGTGATGTATAAAAATTTAACAAATATTTAACAAAACATATTTCTTTATTTCAGATATAATTATTATATTTGTTCAACTATTTAATTAAATTTTATTAACAAAAAATTTCAAGAAATGAAAAAAATTTTATTATTCTTAGGGATCACTTTATTAATATCATGCAACCCTAATAAAGATTATATAAATCTTATTAAAAATTATGAAAGTACAATTTCAGATGAAGTAAAAATGGATCTTAAATTTAAATGTTTAGATTTTAAAATAATAGATGAAATCACTGGTTTAGATTCTGCAGAGATTTATGAAAAAAATATCTTAATTGAATATAGTGCCGACGTTGCGTCTAATTATGATCCTATTGAAGGTTTTACAGGATATATCGGCTATAATAAAATTCGAAAATATTATGGTCAGCCGGCACTTGATACTATAGAGTTTAAAAAGTGTATCGCATATTTAGATTCTATAAAGCCCTTAATGAAAAAAAATCTAAATGATTTTGAAGCATATGAAAGAAAAGAAGAAGCATTAAAAGAAAGAGACTTTTTATTGTGGTATGATATTTATAAAAATAGTAAAACATCCATGTATGTAATAATATTTAAAAATTATTTAAAGTCTATTGATACATTGAAATCAATGTTAGACAAATATCAATATTATCTAAATAATAAAGATTATGTATATGTTAGAGAAGTAGAATGTAGATTTACGAAAATAAACCCATTTTTAAAACAAAAACAAGAAATTACAAGAAAATATTATATAGACAAAAATAATAACCTTAAAACTGTAAATAGCGATAATGAAAATCTAAAAGGTTTATTAGATACTGTGTTAAATTGATTGAAATCTAATACTCGAAAGGGCGCATTTTGAAATAAAGGAATTGAAGGGAAGAAGAAATTCTTCCCTTTGTTATTTTTATAAAAAAATTAACACTTTTTTGAACACCGTATCATATTTTTTATTATATTTGTATTAATCTATAAAATATGATGAAACGATTTTTTCTTAAAACAGCTTACTTACTTGGTCAGGAATCCAAGTGCGTATCTAAACAGGTAGGATGTGTTATCGCAAAAGATAAACGCATCATATCAACTGGCATAAACGGAACACCTCCCGGTTATAAGAATTGTTGCGACCAATTTCCTGATTACAATCCTGAAACAGATAGAGAAAAACATCACGCATGGTCAAGAATCTATGAAGTTCATGCCGAAATGAACGCTATAGCTTTTGCAGCTAAAAACGACATAGGCATTGAAGGCGCTGAACTTTATACGATTCTTCAACCATGCGATGAGTGCCTTAAGAACATTATAGCTGCAGGAATAAAAAAGATTTATTACGTTGTACCTTATGACAAAGCAACTTTGAATAATGAGCTTTGGTGTAAAATTACAAACGAAATGGTTATAGACCCGATATTAAACAAATGGCTTAAAAAACAAGAATCATGAATTACGAACTAGTAGTCTCAAAAATACGAGAGCAATTAAAAAAATATATACAGGTACATGATATTAAAGCGCTTGTTCTTGGAGTCTCCGGAGGAATGGATAGTTGCGTATGCGCTGCTCTTGCGAAACCTGTTTGTGATGAATTGGAAATTCCACTTTATGGAAGAAGCATTCCAATATCTGGAAACAAAGAAGAAGAAAAAGACAGAGCATTTGAAATAGGTACAAATTTTTGCCATGATTTTGACGAAGTTTATTTATTGGATGAAGATTTTCAGAGTATATGGAGTCATTTAGATATTGAAGGTTGGGATGTAGATGATGAAGATACAACGAGGAAATTTCGCCAGGGGAATATTAAAGCACGCCTTAGAATGATTTATCTTTATGATTTGGCACAATTACACCATGGGTTAGTATTGTCTACAGACAATCAAACAGAATATCTCCTGGGTTTTTGGACTCTTCATGGAGATGTTGGGGATTATGGAATGATACAGAATCTTTGGAAATCAGAAGTCTATGATTTAGGTGAATGGTTAATAAAAAATGAATTAAAGGAAGAAGCAGCTGATGCATTAAATTCTTGTATTGAGTGTCAAGCAACAGACGGGCTCGGAATTACGAATACTGATTTAGACCAGATTTTGCCCGGATGGGAAGGGACTTCTCGAGATGGCTATAAAAAAGTAGATGAAATATTACAGAATTATGAAATGGAATATGCTGTTCATGGACAGGATGGAATTTTCGAATATACAGATTTTAATAGTCCTGTAATTATACGTCATATAAGAACTAGATTTAAACGAGACAATCCCCATAATATTTCAAGATTTGATTTATTTAAAGGTGTTTTGTAAGAAAACTTACTCAGTTATAAATTGTATAATATTAAAAATTTATATGAAAAAGGCACTTATAGTCGTTGACGTACAAAATGATTTTTGTCCAGGAGGTTCACTAGCAGTTCCAGAAGGAGATCAAATAATTCCATTAATAAATGAATTACTACCAAAATTTGATTTAGTTATATTCACAATGGATTGGCATAATCCTGAAATGAAGGCGTTTGCTTCTCAACACGAAGGATTACTCCCATTTGATAAGTATATAAATCCAGATGGAAACGAAGATACTCTTTGGCCGGATCATTGTATAGCTGAAACTCCTGGGGCAGAGTTACACCCCAGTTTGGACATAGCTAAGTGCAAAAAAGATTTCTATTTCTTTAAAAAAGGAACCGAAAAGGAATATCATCCATATAGTGGATTTGGCGGAACGGAGCTAGCTCAATTTTTAAATGAAAGAGAAATAGAAAGAGTTTATATTGTAGGGCTTGCATTAGATTTTTGTGTTGCTGATACAGCAGTTGATGCAGCGATGGAAGGATTTGACACAATTGTTATTGAAGATGGAACAAGACCAATTAATAACGATATAAATGATACACTTAAAAAATTTCAAGAGGCTGGAGTAAAATTTATCGAAAGCTGGGAAATGGAAATGTATGAACTCATGTAATCATCATAACATTATGAAACAAACACCAAAAAGTATTTACGAGTTTAAAAAGGGAGATAAAATTACTCGTATCAAACCATCAAAACCCGTTGTAAAAATGGGTGAAGAAGAATTCGTCGATAGAAATTATATAGGCACACCATTTATATTTGTTGGCATTGCTAATGGATGCATTTATTTAAAGAGAATAATATCAGAACAGGCTAAAGAGCTCATGTCATTCTTTAGCATGTTAAGTGGTGGTTCTGGAGAATCTTCGATAATGCATCTTGAACTTGAACTTTTTGAGGAGGGGTGGGATTATTATATCGAACCTGAATCTTTAGGTTTAGAAGATTTTGATGAGAATGTTCCTTTAAAGGAATTAGAAAAACAAAAGAAAGAGGCTATTGATAATGAGGATTATCAAGAAGCAGATCGTTTGCAAAAGTTAATCGACAAAAAGAAAAAATAAGATGTCATCTACTCTTTGGGATACGTCGGGTTCAAATTGGTGGATAGAACACTATCCAATTTATAAAAAGGAGGAAGAGGAATATGAGGAAGAAGAGGAATGCGAGGAAGAAGAGGAATGCGAGGAGCCTTCTTTATTAGAAGATATATTGCGTCGTTATGATGAAAATCCTCGTAATGATTATCTAAAAGATGATGAAGAAGAAATAAAAGGGCACGTTGAAAGCTTCATAGAGGCATTTAAAGTTCCAAAAAATAAAAGGAAAAAAGTCAAAGAAATTCTTCAAAAGAAAAATTCTGAAAGAACCCTCGAAGAGAAAAATTTTTTGAAACAATTTATCATCAAAGCAAAAAATATTCAAAAACCAAAGATAGAAATTGTTCGTCAAGGGGAAGAGGATGAAGAAGAAATAGACAATAATGAAATAGATATAGAAGAACTTGAAAAAGAACTTGAAAATATTTATGAAAAAGAACTAGAGGAAGAACTTCGAAAAGGCCAATCTATACAAAGTTTGAAAGAAAAAATGTATGGTTATTATGACCAAATAATTGATCAAAGAGGATGGAGCGATCTTCCAACAGATAACACAGGGTGATAGTTGGAGTTCGTTAGATTTACAAGAATAATAAAAACTATAAGATAATTTTTTTATATCATTTTTATTTGTTATATTAGCAAGGTAAAAGTAATTAAACTTATTTGCTATGAATATACAATCAATTTCGATAGTCGTTCCGACTAAAGGATGCGTCAATAGTTGCAAATTTTGCGTATCCAGAATGCACACCAATGATTACGAAAGAATTTTTAATAAGTTCCAAATCCAAAAGAGAATAAAATGGGCTGTGATGAATGGTGTAAATACTTGTATCATTACAGGAACTGGCGAAGCTCTACAAAATAAGAATTTCCTGTATCTTTTATCTGAAATTTTCAGCGAGCTTGAACATCCATTTCCTAATGTAGAATTCCAAACAACTGGTGTTCTTTTGACTGCTGCAGATAATATTCAACACCTTAAAAGCCTAGGTGTAAACACAATTTCCCTTTCAGTTTCCGATATCTATGATGATTTCAACATGGAAATCATCTCGGCCCCTCCTTCATTAAGATTCGATTTAAAAGAGCGTTGTAACATTATCAAAAATGAAGGATTTAATCTTCGTCTTTCGTTAAACATGACGAAATATTATGATGATGCAACACCACAAGATTTAATAAACAGATGTAAATATCTTGGAGCCGATCAGGTAACATTTCGTAAGTTGTATTCTTCGGATGATAATTCGGAACAGTCACAATGGGTAAAAGAAAATGCATGTGTTAAAATCCTTGATGAGGTACGAGAATTCATAAAAGGAAAAAATGGCAAGGGAACACTTCTTTATCATCTTCCATTTGGCGCATCAGTATATTCAATAAACGGAATGAGTACTGTTATAGACGATGATTGCATGTCAAAAGAAAATGATGCAGCACTAAAATATGTCATTCTTCGTGAAAATGGAAAACTTTATGCTCGTTGGGATGATGAAGGAAGCTTGATATTCTAATTATGAAAAAGAAACTAACAGATAAGGAACTATTTGATCGTCTTGCAGGTATCATTGAACCAGTTACAAGAGAATATAAAGAAGTAATTCCTAAGAGAGTAAAAAAACATAAACCAAAGAAATGACTAGATTTTTAATATTATTTAATGATGTTGAAATGGTCTTCGATATAACGAAGATGTCATTGAATGATGTTTTAAATATCATCATCAATACAAATAATGCGTATCTTCATTGGTGTAGATTATATCAATCAGATACAGATCAATTACGAATCGGGAAAGGATTTGTATCATTTATTATAAATAATGATCAAAGTTTAAGTTTATATGGATACGGAGAGGGGAGTGAAGCTATTTATAATAAAATGCCAGAATTAAGAAATCGACCAAATGTATATATTACTATCGGACAAGATATTACTAATTTATACCCAAGTGAATTAACTATTTGGGAAACAATAGATTTTTTTATAAATAATCGTGTTCGGGAATTAAAAATTCATAGAGGGGAAAAAGGATATGCATCATGGGGAGAAATTACTTATCAAATAAACAATTATCAAAGACCTGTACTTGTTGCATCAAATGTAGATAGTAGTGGATAATGGATTGGTATGAAGAACATATTGAAGAACCTATTAGAGGAGTTGTAAAAACATTACGAGATAATGGTTTTAATACAACATGTTCTTGTGGACACGAAATGTATGTTGAAGGAGATATAATTGCTGATTATGAACTTCAACGGCTTCATAAATTATTGTGGGATTATTGTCATGAACACAAAATTCCCATTAGTTATGAAATTAAATTCGAATTAAGAGTATCAGAAGGATTTTTATTATATACACGTTTTTATATTGAATTCAAATGATTATAAAAAGCATTCTAGACACAGACCTTTACAAGCTTACAATGCAGCAAGCTGTAATGAAACTTTATCCAAGAGCTAAAGTTAAATATTCCTTTATTAACAGAGACAACACTCCATTTCCTGAAGGATTTGCAGAAGCTCTTCGTCAAGAAGTTAAAGATATGGAAAAACTCGCTTTAACTAAAGACGAAAAGAATTTCTTATTTAAGAAATGTTATTTTTTGGATCCGGTTTATCTAGACCTTCTTTATGGATATCGATTTGACGCGTCAGAAGTTGGAATAATCCAAAATGATGGCGACCTACAAATATCTATAGAAGGATATTGGCATCGTACCATTTTATGGGAAGTTCCATTAATGGCCGCCATTTCTGAATTATATTTCAAAATGACTAATCAAAAGCCATGTCGAAGATCAGATCGCGAAGAAAATAACAAAAAGAAAGCCTCTACATTCAGAATGCATGGGATGCATTTCGCTGACTTTGGAACCAGAAGAAGATTTTCCTATGAAAATCAGGATGAAGTAATAAATGATTTTATGAACTCATTCACAAGTGATAATTTTGTAGGAACTTCAAACGTTCACCTTGCCCACAAATACAACCTTACACCCATGGGCACCCATGCACATGAATGGTTTAGTTTTCATGCAGCCAAATATGGTTACAAGATGGCCAATACAATGGCGATGGAGGCATGGTCTAATGTATTCAGGGGTGATCTGGGTATTGCTTTACCTGATACTTTTACATCAGATGTTTTCTTCAGACAATTTGAGAAAAAATTCTCAAAACTTTATGACGGAGTTCGTCATGATTCAGGTGACCCGATTGAATTTGCAAAGAAAGCAATAGCACATTATGAAAGTCAGGGGATAGACCCAAAATCTAAAACAATTATCTTCTCTGATAGTTTGAATACCGAAGCTGCACGTCAAATAAAAGATTTCTGTAGGGGTGTAATCAAATGTTCATTTGGTATTGGAACTAATTTCACAAATGATGTTGGAGTTAAACCATTAAATATGGTCATCAAGATGACAGCAGCCAAACCATTTAATGAAGATTGGATTAATACAATCAAATTGTCTGATTCTCCTGGAAAACACACCGGTGACCAAAAAGAAATTGAAGTTTGTAAACACATATTACACATACCATGAAAACAGAAATTCACTCTAAGAACCGAAGAATATGAAGAAATATGAAGTTATAGTATTTAACCCAGGATGTAGTGTTCCAAAGGAATATGACATCTTGGCTACTCATTTTTCTATTGAAAAGGGGGCTTACTTTTTTTGGCAAGACCAAATTCTTTTGACAACAACCCCAGTAGCATTAACCGTTATTGAAACCATTCAAGAATATAAAGATTGAAACTATGAAAATAACAATTATTAGAGAATTTGAATTATCAATGAGCGATATTGATGATATTATGTCAACCGCTCTTGAAGGTGGTATCACTTATTGGTGTGGGGGAAGCCATAATTCACAAAGTTCCTGAAGAACATAAAGATGATATTGAATTTGCATCAGAAGTAATCAGTCGTGATGGCGAATTATTATTAAAGGATGCAGAAACTCCAGAATCTTGGATTCTTACAAAAGAAAAATTCGCACAGGGTTTTAAAAAATTCTGTGAAGAAAGGAATGTAGATCCGGATCAAGTAGTTGAAGATTGCGATGCAGATGATGCTGATTGCATAATTCAATATGCATTGTTCAACCAAATTATATTTGGATAATGTATAAGGAAGATTCACCCAAACAGGTCATCATAATACGAAAAGACCTTAATATGAGGAAAGGAAAAATGATTGCTCAAGGAGCTCATGCTTCTATGAAAGTCATATCTGACATGATGCAGCAATCAGGAGTTTGGTTTTCTGGAGATCACAATGATTTTATAAAAGAAAACAAACTAACCGTCGTTGTTGATTCTCCCCTTGATAAATGGCTTAATGGAATCTTTAAGAAGATTGTTGTGGGTGCTGAAAATTTAAATGAAATGATAACAGCGTACAACGAAGCTAAAAAGCAAGGAATCCCATGTTCATTAATTGAAGATGCTGGATTGACTGAATTTGGAGGGCAAGTTACAATTACTGCTGCTGCAATAGGTCCTGATTTGCCAGAAAAAATTGACAAAATTACAGGAAATTTTCAACTTTTGTAAAACACTTGACACCGTTTAGCATATAATATGAAAAAATACATTATGTTAAGCGAAAAAAGAATAGGAATTGTTGGACAAGGATTTGTTGGCAATTCAATTAAAGAAGGAATGATTAAAGACTATCCTAATTTGTTAACATTCGACATTCAACCACGACTTTCTATGTGCAAATCATTGGAAGAAATGGTTAAACAAACAAATGTGATATTCGTTTGTATTCCAACTCCGATGCAAAAGGATGGAAAGTGCTATACAGGTTTGTTAGAACAAGTCGTTGATGATATTTCAAAAATAGTAACTTCAGATGACTATTTTAAGGATAAGATATTAATTCTAAAGACGACTATTCCTCCAGGAACGACTGAAATGCTTCAAAACAAATATATGATGTTTCATTTTGTTTTCAATCCTGAATTCTTAACAGAAGCTAATGCAGTAAATGATTTTAAAAATCAGAATCGCATTATTTTAGGAGGAAATAATGAAGAAGCTTTAAATATAGTTTCTGATTTATACAAAAAATCGTTTCCATTTATTCCTATTGTAAAAATGACTTCGCAAGAGGCAGAAATGGTTAAGTATATGACCAACACATTTTTATCTACAAAGGTTATTTTTGCAAATGAAATGTATCAAATTTGTAATGCTTTAGGAATTGATTATGAAAGAGTTTATAAGGCTGCTAAACTTGACACAAGATTAGGTGAATCTCACTGGAAAGTTCCTGGGCCAGATGGTGATTTTGGTTTTGGTGGTCATTGTTTTCCAAAAGATACTAATGCAATAAAATACTTAGCAAATCAAAATGGGGTTGACACTACTCTTCTCAATGCCGTTCTTAAAAAGAATGACAAAATACGAAAAAATAGAGAATGGGAAAACCAAAAAGGACGATCAGTAATCTAAAATAAAAACATATGCAAACAGATGACAAAAAACAAAGCTTTTGGGATAAGAAACCATTTGATAAAACTAAATCTTCAGAAGAAGAAAAAACAGATGTTTATAATGGCAAATACATGGGGTGAATCTGTAGGGCCGGGTGATAGTGTTATATATGTTCCAAATCATGCATTTGAGGATGGTAAACCAAATTTTAATCATCCAAGTTGCGAGTATGGAATTATTAAGTCTGCACAATCCCGTTACATATTCGTCAATTACGTTGTTAATGGAATTGTACAAGGAACAGCAAAAGCTACAGATCCGAGAAATTTATTTTTATTAAACGGAGAAAGCTTATTTGATTTGATTGAGGTTTTTAATAAAATAAAAAATAAATGAAGTACACTAATTTAATTATAAACGGAGATCTTATAAAGGTTGATCAAATCATTTCGGATAACAAAATATTAAAACCTATAACTATTTTAATATCTTTGCCTGTTGCTTTTACTGGGTTATCTATTTTAACTAGTGTTCTTCCGGCAGCATTGATGATTGATGGAACTAGATATTTAAAATATCGATATTACAGATACATGAAAAATTATAAAAGGTATCGATATTATGACCGAGTTTTTACATCATTAGGATATAGTCATCAACAAAAATCCAAAATGCTATTAGCTTTTGAAACTTTACCTGATCGTTTTAGGCAAAAAACAAATACAAAATATATTTTGCGCAAAGGGTCTTATCATTTAGTTTACATTCGAGAAAATATTCAAAAAGATTTTTATAACTTGGCTAATAGATTTAAATGAAAGAAATTACCGGAAATTTGATAACATTGGCTAAAGAGGGTCATTTTGATATGATTGTTCATGGCTGTAATTGTTTTTGCACTATGGGGTCAGGAATTGCTAAAGAAATTCGTCAAGAATTTCCCGGAGCTTATGCAGCTGATTGTAAAACTATTAAAGGCGACCGAAATAAATTAGGAGCATTTACATATTATGATGTTGTTGGTGAC